AGGAGAACGCGCTCCTGCGCTACCAGGCGCTCGTCACCGACCCGACCAAGTTTGACCCGCTGTTCTCGAACGCGCTCGCATGGCACCTCGCGTCGATGCTTGCCGGCCCGGTCATCAAGGGCTCCGAAGGCGCAGCAGAGGGCAGGCGCTGCATGCAGATGGCGCTCGTCTACGTGCAGCAGGCCAAGGCGTCCGACGCCAGCCAGCGCGACATCAGGCCCGACCACATCACGCCCTGGATCTCTGGCCGCTGACCGATGGCACAGACCCGCGTCTATCACCGCTCGTTCGGAGGTGGGGAGCTGTCGCCCGAGATGTTCGGGCGCATCGATGACGTGCGCTTCCAGACTGGCGCTGCCACGATGCGGAACTTCATCGCCCTGCCGCAGGGCGCCGCCGAGAACCGACCCGGCACGCAGTTCGTGCGCGAGGTGAAGGACTCGAGCAAGAAGACGCGCCTGCTGCCGTTCACGTTCAGCACCACGCAGACGATGGTGCTTGAGCTCGGCGCTGGCTACTTCCGCTTCCACACGCAGGGCGCCACGCTCGGACCCGGCACGCCTGCCGCCTACAACAATGCCACGGCCTACTCGATCGGCGCGCTCGTCTCCTCGGGCGGCGTGAACTACTACTGCATCGCGGCGACCACGGGCAACGCACCGCCGAACGCTACGTACTGGTACGCGCTCCCGGCGGGGATCTACGAGATCCCGAATCCATACGCCGAGGCCGACCTGTTCGACATCCACTACGTGCAGTCGGCGGACGTGCTGACGCTCGTCCACCCCAACTACGCGCCCCGCGAGCTGCGCCGGCTGGGTGCGACCACGTGGGTCTTGTCCACGATCTCATTCGTCCCGAACGTGAGCACCCCGACCTCGGTCGCGGTGACGGCAAACCGTGGGCAGGCGCTCAACATCACGGCCTTCACGCAGGCGAACCCGGGCGTCATCACGACCATCGGCAACCACGGCCTCGCGGTCGATGACCCGGTCTACGTCGATGGCGGCACGATGACCCAGGTGCGCGGGTTCTACACCGTGAACTCGACGCCCGGCACGACCACGCTGTCGCTGCGCGCATACGACAGCGGTGTCCCGGTGAACACGACCTCGTTCACGGCGTGGTCTGGCGGCGGCTACGTGCAGTTCGGCGCGAAGACCATCGACTCGGACTCGTACTACGTGGTGACGGCAGTGGACGCGAACGGGATCGACGAGAGCGCACCGAGCGTGGCGGTGAGCGTCACGAACAACCTGAATGCCCCGGGCTCGAGCAACACGGTCACGTGGGCGGCGTCTGCGGGCGCGGCGCTCTACAACGTCTACAAGCGCCAGAGCGGCCTGTACGGCTACATCGGGCAGACGCAGTCGCTGTCGTTCACGGACAACAACATCGCCCCGAACCTCGGGATCACGCCGCCCATCGCGGACACGACCTTCGTCCCGGGCGCGATCCTGTCGGTCCCGGTCACGAACGGCGGCTCGGGCTACGGCTCGACGGTGGTGAGCGGCGGATCGTTCCAGACCGTGGCCGTCATCGCCGGCGGCACGAACTACGACAACGGTGAATCGGTGACCGTGGCCGACCCGACCGGGAGCGGCGCCACGTTCACCGTGACCGAGTCGGCGGGCGTCATCACGGCGGTGGCCGTCACGGCCGGCGGAAGCCTGTACAGCGACCCGACGTTCACGGCAGGCGGAAACTCAGGCGGATTCACGCCAACGGCGGGCAGCGGCGCACGGCTCCTGCCGACGCTCACGCCGCTGGTCTATGGCAGCGTCACCATCGGCGTCACCGACACCACGGGGACCGGGGCCGTGCTCGAGCCCATCGTCCAGGGCGGCGTCATTACCGCCATCCGGGTCGTGAACGGCGGGCGCAACTACACCAGCCCGACCATCACCGTCACCTCGGCGGCAGGCGGGTCGAGCGCCACGTTCGGTGCGGCGGTCCTGTCGGCGGTCCAGTTCCCCGGCGCGGTCAGCTACTTCGAGCAGCGCCGCGTCTTCGCCGGGACCACGCTCGCGCCCCAGACGCTCTGGATGACCCGCACGGGCACCGAGAGCGACATGTCCTACCACATCCCGGTGCAGGACACCGACCGCATCTCCTTCACCGTGGCCGCCCGCGAGGCGAACACCATCCGCCACCTGGTGCCGCTCACGCAGCTCCTCGCGCTGACGAGCGCCGCAGAGTGGCGCATCTCCCCGGTCAACAGCGACGTCATCACCCCGACCACGATCTCCGTGCGCCCGCAGGCATACGTCGGGGCCAACAACGTCCAGCCGTCCATCGTCAACAACACGGTGGTCTACTGCTCGGCCCGCGACGGCCACGTGCGCGAGCTCGGCTACTCGTGGCAGGCCAGCGGATTCGTGACGGGCGACCTGAGCCTGCGCGCCACGCACCTGTTCGACAACTTCGACATCTCGGACATGTGCTACAGCAAGGCTCCGCAGCCGCTCCTGTGGTTCATTTCAAGCACGGGCAGGCTGCTGGGCCTCACCTACATCCCTGAGCAGCAGATCGGCGCATGGCACCGCCACGACACGGACGGGTCGTTCGAGTCCTGCACGGCGGTCGCCGAAGGCGTCGAGGACCGCCTGTACGTCATCGTGAAGCGCACCATCGGCGGCACGACCAAGCGGTACGTCGAGCGCATGGCAAGCCGCCAGGTCGGGGACATCGAGGACTGCTTCTTCGTGGACAGCGGCCTGAGCTACGACGGCACGAACACGGGCTCGACCACGGTGACGGTCACGGGCGGCTCGACCTGGGGTCCGGCAGACGTCCTGACCGTGACGGCGAGCACCGCAATCTTCCAGTTCCCGGCGACCACGGACATCAACGACGCCATCGTCATCACGGCCACGGACGGCACGCAGTACCGCCTGACGATCCTCGGCACGTCGAGCACCACGGTGGCGACCGCCAAGGTGGACAAGGTGATCGCGCCCGCCCTGCGCGGCGTGGCGACCACGGCGTGGTCGTTCGCACGCGACTCCATCTCGGGCCTGGGGCACCTCGAGGGCAAGACCGTGAGCATCCTCGCGGACGGTGCCGTGATGCCGCAGAAGGTCGTGACGGCAGGGACGGTCACGCTCCAGCGCGCATCGACCGTGGTCCATGTCGGCCTGCCCTACGACAGCGACCTCGAGACGCTGCCGATGACGCTCCAGGTCGAGGCGTTCGGGCAGGGCCGCGCCAAGAACATCAACGAGGCATGGCTGCGCGTGGTGAGCTCGAGCGGCATCTTCATCGGCCCAAGCCTCGACAACCTCGTCGAGGCCAAGCAGCGCACCACGGAGCCCTACGGCAGCCCGCCGGCCCTGAAGACGGACGAGATCGGCGTGAAGCTGACGCCGTCCTGGCAGCAGGCCGGGCGCATCTTCGTGCGGCAGTCCGATCCGCTGCCCCTGACCATCGTCGGGCTGACGCTCGAGGTCGCCATCGGAGGATGACATGAACCTGACCCCGGCCCAGCAGTGGATGCTCAACATGCCGTACCAGACGCGGGAGGTCGGCACCATGCTGACCAGCGCCGCGCCGGCGGGCGGCACATTCATGCAGGGCTTCGCCCCGGCCTTCGCCGAGGGCATGACCGTCGCCGGGCCGATTGTCTCCATCTTCGGGGCCGCGTCGAGCGCCATCGGGTCGTACTACGCCGCCGAGAGCCAGAAGAACGCCCTCAAGATGCAGGCGCAGAACCAGCGGTTTGCTGGCGAGATGGCCCGCATCAACCGGCAGGGCGCCGAGTTCACCGCCGCGCAGGTCGGCCGCGAGGGCGCCATGCGGGCCGGGATCATGGGAATGCGCGCCGGGCAGGCACGGGCGGGCGCACGGGCGTCACTGGCCGCACGCGGGGCCGTCCTCGGCGCAGGATCGGCACGCGAGATCATCGGCAGCATGGACCTGATGGCCGAGATCGACCGCCTGAGCATCAGCGCCGCCACCGTGCGCGAGCAGGAGGCCGCCCGCCTCGCCGCCACGAACCTCGGCGCTCAGGCCACGATGGCCGGGATCTCGGCCCGGAACCTTGAGGCGACCGCAGGCACGATCTACCCCGGCATGGCCCTCGGCACCAGCCTCCTCGGCAGCGCCACCGAGATCGGGTCCACGTGGGCCAGGAACCGCCGCATCGAGGAACTGCTCGCAGGCGTGGGAACGCAGAGGATCTGACCAATGCCCACCGTACCGACAACGTTCGTCCCGCAGGTCGCGCCGCAGGCGCCGGGCGACATCGGCCAGTTCCAGGCGCCGGGCGTGCAGGCCGCCGAGAACCTCGCCGGGCCGCAGCTCGCCCGCTTCGGGCAGGCGATGACCGGGGCCGGCAACGCCGCCTTCCGGTTGGGCTCCGCGATCCAGGACGGGATCGACGATGCCACGACCAAGCAGGCCGACGTGATGGGCACGACGGCCATGCAGCGCGTGGCCGACCGCTTCCTCGGCACGGTCGGGCAGCAGTCCGAGCGCGACTTCGAGGCGGCGATGGGCGAGCTGTCGCAGGCCGGGTCGGCGGCGATGGGCACTCTGAAGAACGACACGCAGCGGGCCATGTTCTCGCCGATCCTCGCCCGGAACATGGGGATGTTCCAGAGCCGGATGCAGCAGCACCGCAACGGCCAGGTGCGCGTCTGGAACACGAACGAGGCCATCGCACGCAGCGAGGTGAACGCCGACAACGCCATCTTCGCCTGGGCAAGCCGCAACGAAAAGGATGCCGCCGGGCGCCCGGTCGGGATGCTCAGGTATGCCGCCTACGCCGATACGGCCGTGGACGAGGCCCGCAAGGCCGGAGAGCTCATGGGCTACGCGCCCGACTCGGCGCAGATGAAGCAACTTGAGCAGAAGGTCCACGACCGGATGGCGAAGGGCATCGTGGATTCCATGCTCGTCAACGGCGAGTATGCCGCCGCCGACGAGTTCCTGTCCGACCCGGACACGCAGGAGATGCTCGACGCCAGGGCGGCGCAGGCGCTGCGCGAGAACGTGATGACCAACCAGCAGCGCGCCGTCATCGGGGAACTCACGGCAAGCATCAAGGAAACGGGCACGCTGTACGCCAAGAGCGACCCCAAGACCTACGGGCAGGAGGCGACCGAGGGCGCACAGCCGCCGGCCACGCTGCGCGATGCGCTCGAGCGCGCCGAGTCAATCAAGGACGATGACGTCCGCAAGGCGGTGCAGGCGCAGCTCAGGACGCAGTACGCGCAGGACGAGGCGCTCAGGACGCAGGAATACCGCGCCCTGATCGACGCCTACGAGAACCACATGGCGGTGCCTGGCAACTCCATGTTCAACCTGCCGCCGGCGCTCGAAAGCCAGATGGCCGCCCTGAGCCCGAAGGACCGCCAGTCGTTCTACGCGCAGCAGCGCGAGTCTGACGAGATCGGCGTGCAGGAGGAGCTGGCGCGCAACCCGGCAATGCTCACCCGCGAGTGGCTCGAACGCAACCGCACGAAGATGACGCCCGGAACCTACGTCAAGCTGCTCGGTGAACTCAACCAGCCCGAGAAGATCATTGAGGCGCAGGTCGACGCGGATGACATCAACAGACTGCTCGTCGACTTCGGCATGGACAGGTACGTCAACCCGAAGGAAGGCACGAAGGACAAGCAGGCGAGCCTCATCTTCCGCAACAACGTCAAGCAGATGATCGAGGTTCGCCAGCGCGAGAAGGGCGGAAAGATCGGCGATGCGGAGAAGCGCGACATCATCCGCAAGGCCATCACCGACGAGGCATACGTGGCCGTCAGGTTCTGGTCAGACAGGCGAATGCCTGTCGCCATGATGACGCAGGAGGAACTCGGAACCTCGTACTACGACATCGGCGGGCAGGAAGTGCCCATCGCGCAGTACCGCATGGCCGAGCAGCAACTCGTCCGCGCCGGCATCGCGTCCCCGACAGAGGCGCAGATCCTTGAATACTGGACCCGGAAGGGCAAGCCGAAGTGATCGAGCCGGACATCAACGAGCGCATGGCACGATTCTCTCCCTCGCAGGTCCAGGACGATGTCGACCCGATTGCGTCCGAGATCGCGTCCCGTGCGGCCGTCCCGACCTCGCAGCCGACGATGGCGATGCCGGACGTCGACCCGGTGGCGGCGCAAATCGCAGAGAAGGACACGGAGTCGCTCGACGCCGCCGTGCTCGGCGCACGCGCCGTCAACCCGGACGAGGCCGCACGCGCCATCAAGGTCGGCAGGAAGGTCGGCATCCCGGCTGAGGTGGCCCGTGCCGACATGCAGCGGGCCGAGCAGCAGGCGTACCTCGCGGACCTGCGCTCGAAGGACCTGCTCCGCACCGACCCAGTCATGGCGAACTTCCTCGCCAACAAGGAGTTTGCGGAGACGGCTCACGATGACATCGACGTGCTGGGGACGATCCGGCCGTTCATGCTGGACTACGTGCAGTTCTACGTGACCGGGATGACCCCGGGAATGCGGCGCGGATTCGAGCGTGGCCAGCTCGTTGCCGAGCGCGGCGAGATCGGCGGCAGGGCAATGGCTGGTTTGGCGCAGCCCGAGGACTTTGAGCGTGCGACCAAGATCCGCGACCGGATGCGCGAGCTGGTGGACGTCGGGTTCCTGGGCGCGACCACCGAGGTCATCGCGCAGAACCTCGCGCAGATCCGTGGGATCGGCACGTTCACGGTCGGCGGCGCGGCGGTCGGCAGCGCGGTGCCAGTTCTCGGCACGATTGCTGGCGGCGCGCTCGGCGCGACCGCAGGCGTGGTCGCCACGACCGGGCAGATGGAGGCCGGGAACCTGTACCTCGACCTGCGCGAGGAAGGCGTCGAGGATGACGTTGCCATCCCGGTGTCCGTGGCGGGCGGGTTCCTGAACGGCGTGATTGAGGTGGTCGGCATGAAGATCGCCGCCAAGCCGTTCCAGGCGCTTGCCAAGCGGTTCATGGCCGAGGCGGTGTCCAAGGCCGTCGCGCAGCCCACGACCCGCGCCGCGCTCGCCGCGGCCGGAAAGGGCTACATCCTCCAGGTCGGGACCGAGGCCAGCGAGGAGGCGCTCCAGGAGGTGGTCATCATCGCCGGCGAGGAGATCGCCAAGGCGGCGTCCGGGATCGACAGCGAGACTGGCCTGCGGCAGGCCACCGAGCGCGTGGTGGACGCCTTCGTGCAGGGCGCGATGGGGTCGGCCATCCTGGGCGGCATCGGACCGGGCGCAAACCTGTACGTAGACCTGAGCCGTGCGGCCAACACCGAGCGGCAGCAGGTGTTCTTTGAGAAGCTCGCCACGGTCGGCAAGGACAGCAGGCTCGCCAAGCGCAGCCCGGAGGCATACGAGCGGTTCCTCGAGGCGCAGGCAAAGGACGGCCCCGCCGAGACGATCTACGTGGACGGGCGCACGGCGCAGGAGCTGTTCGCGCAGAGCGGCCTGACGGCGGCGCAGCTTGAGGAGGTGCTGCCCGGGATCAAGGCGCAGGTGGACGAAGCGGTCGCCACGGGCGGGGACGTGACGATCCAGACGGCGCGGTTCGGGGCGCGGCTAGCGAACACGGACCTCGGGAACGCGCTGCTGCCGCACATGCGGCTTGACCCGGACGCGATGAGCCTGACAGAGGCGCAGGAGTTCCAGGCGCGGCGGCAGGAGGTCGTGAAGGACGCCGAGCGCATCCTGACCGAAAAGGAGTCCACGAGCGGCACCTTCGTGCAGGAGGCGCGTGAGATTGAGGACACGCTGGCCTCACAGATCCAAGCGACCGGGCAGATGGACGAGCGTGCGGCGCGCTCGAGCGCGCAGTTCATGCGCGACTTCTACGTGACGCAGGCGGCGTCGATGGGGCTGACGCCGAAGCAGGTGTACGAGCGCTTCCCCGTCCGCGTCGAGGGCGAGGGCATGGCGACGCCGGCAACACCGCTTGAGCAGGCAGCGCAAATGCCGAAAGTCGATGGTGTGTCGCTTCGCAAGGACATTCGTCGGTACGCCAAGGGCGAAATCAATGCACGTGACTTTATTGCCGAAGCAAACCTGTTTGGATTGGTGACTGAAGACGAAGTCACTGAATTGCTGCAACAAGACTTCGATTTTGAGATGGCCGGAGTTTCGACTCGCGGTGGCGGAATGATGTCGCTGCCAGGCGAAATGGGCAAGCGTGGTCAGCACCCATTGCTTGCCCTTGTCAGGAAGCGCGAGAAGGAACGACCGACGTCAGTAACTCGCCGTGACGCGCAATATCTTGATGCCGTTCAGCGCGGAGACATGTCAACGGCAAAGCAGATGGTTGAAGAAGCTGCGTGGATGGCTGGGTACAAGGTCGGGCCGTTGTTCCACGGCGGAATCACGAAAATCGACGTTCCACGCGGAGTGCGCGGTATCGCTGCATCTGCAAGCCTGGATCGCTCTACGGCCGAGTACTACGCCAGAACGATGGAAGATGCGTATTTGCGCGGCGAAGCAATTCTTCCGGAGGGAGCGCAGGTAATCGGTCCGAACATTTCCACGTGGTACGGCCGAGGAGAAATATTCGATCCAAGAAATCCGGCGCACGTTCAGAGGGCTGGACTGTCCGGCTTGGATCTCCCGTTCACGTGGGAAACTTACGAGCTTGATTTCGCCGGCGGAATGTCGGATGTTGCGCGAGCAATCCGAGATGCAGGTTTCTCTGGGTACTTTGAGAGGGAGTCTGTTTCTGACTACTTCCGGAACATCGGATTCTTCAGTCCGAATGACATCAAGTCAGCCAACCCCGTCACCCGCGACGAGCAGGGCAACATCGTCCCGCTGTCGCGCCGCTTTGACATCACCAGCGCCAAGCTGTTCGAGCAGGCAGCGATGCCACCTGGACCGAATGCACCAAGCATCGGTGTGGCGCAAGAGAACAAGCTTGGGTTCTGGCCGGCATTGCGTGTCATGGCAACGCAAGCACAGGAATTGCCAGAGAAGCCGCTGATCCTGACGGGAACGACGAATAAGAATGCTGCAAAGCAGCTTTCGAACGTTGATGACATCCTCGGTCGATTCCCAGATGCCGGAGCATCCGTAGATGCTTGGACGAACATGCTGTCGTATGCGTTTGCGACAAGCGATGTTCCGGTTCCGCCGTATGCATTCATCCGGGACATCAACGGAAATGGATCGTTTGAAAGGCTTTCCACGCTTACCGAAGGCCAGATTGCCGATGCGTCGCGTGGCTTTGCCAATGCCAGGGAGTTCCGCCAGGCGTACATCAACGGCGAACTTGATGTCATCACCACCGGAAAGCTGTTCCTGTGGTCGTTCCTGTCTCGAGGCGTCAGCCCATACACGCAGGAATCTTTGTTCATCGACGCATTTGAGGGCGCTGACAGCTGGATCAAAAAGGCTGCTCAGGGCGACTTCACGGAAGCGGACTTCCCGGCGTATGAAAAATGGGCCAAATCCGTTGCGCCGCAGGGCAGCGGACAGCCTGGTGCCGGCGCGACCCACAACCTGAACGCATTCGGCAAGAACTTCCTGATGAAGATGGGTGCCATCGGCCCGGACGGGAAGTCGAACTTACAGCGCCTGCACGAGATGATGTCCGATCCGAACCAGACCGGACAGAAGATTCGTCGCGAGTTCTCCACGTTCGGAGAAGGCGTTGGCATCGACAACAAGGTCGTGTCATTCACGCTGCTTGTCGCCGGATTCAACGACGTGATGGTTCTTGATCGTGTGCAGATTCGCCAGTTGTGGGATGACGGAAGATTCGCGGGGACGAATCTGTATGACGGAGTGATGAGCGAGGACGGAAAGAAGCTCGCCGGATCATCGCTCAATGCGATCACCGAAGGTGTTCGCGGCATCCTCGTCTATGAGGCAATTGAAAGGCAGCTTGCAGGCCGCGTCAATGAGCTGTACGCCAGACTTGGTAGGCCGGAAGATGCGAGCATCGGCCGCTATCACTGGGAAACGTGGGTTGCCTACAGTCAGCAGGAAGCCGCGCACGCCACGCTGGATGCAATCTTGCTTGATGCCAAGGGCGATGACCAAGCCATCGCAAAGGTGTCCGGTAAACAGGGCGAATACGGCGCATACGAGTATGGCGCCCAGTACAACCGGGACCGTGATGGAATCCCGTGGTTCCGGTACGTCACGCCACTTGGCGGAACGTATGATTTTAGCGTAGCCTCGTTCCGGCAGTTCTTGTCTGAGATCAAGAAGGCCGGCAACAAGGTTGTTCCGGCCAAATTCAAAGTATCGGAGAGTGGAAATGCCCCGTGGTACACGCGACCAGAAGTCAACCGGCAGCGACTTGAAGAACAAGCCGCAAAGTGGGCCGACCGAGGCGGCGGCACGGGAGAGGGAGCGCGCCTTGCTGAGCAGGCTGCTGCGGACGCCGATGCCATTCGTGCGCGATCCGGCGCCGGAGTTCAACCCGCAGTCGGGGTCGGCGTCCTAGAGCAGGCAGCGCCCGGCCCAGCCCGCGGCGGTTTCGACCCGCGCCGGCTGACCACGATCCTCAACAAGACCGCCGACCTCTCGACGTTCCTGCACGAGTCGGCGCACGCCTTTCTCACGTTCTACGAGCAGGTCGCACAGATGCCGGATGCCCCGGCGCGCATCGTCAACGACCTGGACGAAGTGCTCCGCTGGGCAGGCATCGCCGGCGACACGCCGCAGGCGCGCCTCGCCACGTGGAACGGCATGACGCTTGACCAGAAGCGCAAGGCGCACGAGCAGTTCGCCTACTCGTTCGAGGTCTACCTGTTTGAGGGCAAGGCACCGAGCGCCGAGATGCAGGGCATGTTCGAGCGGTTCAGCGCGTGGCTCAAGCGCATCTACCGCTCGATCCGCGATGACCTGAACGCGATCTACCGCCGCGAGTTCGGGGAAGACCTGCCACTCCTGACCGGGGAGGTGCGCCAGGTGATGGACCGGATGCTCGCCACGGACGAGCAGATCGCACGGCAGGCGGCCATCAACGAGATGAAGCCGATGTTCCAGACGCAGGCCGAGAGCGGCATGTCGGACGCGGAGTGGGCTGCGTACCAGCAGATGCAGCAGGAGGCCATTGAGGCGTCGGTCATCGACATGAACGTCGCCAGCATGCGGCAGATGCAGTGGCTCGGGAACGCACGCAGCCGCGTCCTGCGCGAGGTGCAGAAGAAGCACGACGCCAGGCGCAAGGAAGTCGCCGTCGAGATCGCCGCTGAGGTCAGGCTCGAGCCCGTCTACCGTGCGATGACCTACCTCCGCACCGGGAAGTTCGTGGACGCGGACGGGGCCGAGGTCGCCGTCGAGGGGCCGCACCGCCTTGACACCAAGCGCGTCAAGAAGCTCTACGAGACGGTCCCGACCGCCGCCTCGCTCGAGGCCGTGCGTGCGACCGGGATGCCGATGCCGGCGGTGATCGCCCCGGACATCGCCAAGCTCGGGACGGGCAAGGGCGGCATGATGGGCGTGGATGGGCTCGACCCGGATTTGGTGGCCGAGACGTTCGGCTACTCGAGCGGCGACGAGATGATCCGCGCCCTGATCGCAGCCCGGCCCATGAAGGAGATCGTGGCCGAGCGGACGGACGCCGAGATGCTCAGGCGGTTCGGGGACATGACGAGCCCGGAGGCCATCGAGGCCGAGGTGCAGGCTGCGCTCCACAACGAGGCCCGCGCCCGGTTCGTGGCCGTTGAGCTGCGCTACCTGTCCAAGGCGACCGAGCCTGCCCGGGTGATGGTCGACGCGGCCAAGCAGGTCGCCCGCGACCTGATCGCCGGCAAGCGGGTCCGGGACGTGCGCCCGAGCGACTTCGTGGCCGCCGAGGCCCGCGCCGCCCGGGACGCTTCCCGCATCGGGTCGCCCGTGGATGCCGTGGCCGTTGGCCGCGCCGCCTATACCCGGACCTACAACGAGCGGATCGCGGCGGGGGCCGACGAGCTGACCGCCGTGGCCGAGGCCACCACAGCCAGCGTGGAGGCCGCCAGGATGGCTCAGGAGCGCACGGAAGAGATCAAGGCGCGCTACGGGGCCGATCCGGAGCAGGCCCGCATACGGGCAAAGCGCGCCCAGCTCTACCAGAACCAGCTCGCCGCCGAGGCGCTGCGGGTCAAGGCCGAGGTCGACAAGCAGGTCAAGTACCTGCGGCGGGTGCTCAGGGACGAGAACGTCAAGCGCATGGGGGCGCAGGCGGCCGACCAGGTCGCCGGGCTCCTTGCCCGCTTCGAGGTCGCCGCCGTCAGCCTGAAGCGCCTGGACGAGCGCAAGGCGCTGACCGACTGGCTTGCCGAGCAGGAGGCCGCCGGGCTGGTGCCGGACATTGCCCCGGAGATCGCGAACGAAGCCCGCCGCGTCAACTACCGCGAGATGAAGGTCAGCGAGTTCCGCGACCTGGTGGACGCGGTGCGGCAGATCGAGTTCATCGGCAAGAACGAGCAGAAGCTGCGCTTGGCCGAGGAGCGCGCCGCGTTCGAGGAGAAGCGGGACGAGATCGTCACGCGCATCCGCGCCGCCGGCAAGGTCCGGGGCCTGAGCCTCGACCCGCGCACGCCCCTGACCGGGATCGGCCGCGCCGCCGCGTTCCTGCGCGGGTTCGCCGCCCAGCACCTGAAGGCCGCGTCCATTGCCCGCGTCCTCGACGGCGGCAAGGAAGACGGCCCGCTCTGGAACGCCATCATCCGCACGGCCAACGACGCCTCCGACATGGAAACCACCATGCGGGCCAAGGCAGCGCTCAGGCTGGGCGAGATCCTGAAGCCCGTGTTCGCGCTCGGCGGCATGGGCGGCAAGGGGATGCACTTCCCGTCCATCGGGCGCAGCCTGAACCGGGAGGCGCGGCTCGCCATCGCCCTGAACATGGGCAACGACGGCAACCGCCAGCGCCTGCTCGACGGCGAGGGCTGGACGCTCGAGCAGATCCAGCCCGTGCTCGAAAGCCTGACCGAGGCCGAATGGCAGGCCGTGCAGCAGGTGTGGGACTTCATCGACGGCTACCGCCCGGAGATCGCCGCCAAGGAGCGCAGGCTCTACGGCAAGGAGCCGACTTGGGTCACGCCCGTCCCGTTCACCGTCCGCACGGTCGACGGCAAGGAGGTCAACCTCCAGGGCGGCTACTACCCAATCAAGTACGACCCGGTGGCTTCCGACCGCGTGGCGACCGTGGACGCCGCCGAGGAGGCCAAGCGCGACCTGCAAGGCGCGTATACGGCGGCCACCACACGGCGGTCGTTCGTCAAGGCACGAGCCAAGGAGGTCGTGGACAGGCCGATCCTGTACACGCTCGATGCCGCCTTCAGCGGGGTGAACGACGTGATCCACGACCTGGCGTGGCACGAGTGGCTCATCTCGACGAACCGCCTGCTGCGGGACGTCAAGTTCGCAAACGCCGTACGCGAGACTCGCGGGCCTGAGTTCCTGAAGCAACTGCGCGACTGGACGAAGGACAACGCGACCGGGGGCCGCGGTCAGCAGGTCGCCGGCGAGTCGGTCCTGTCTTGGCTCAGGCAGGGCATCAGCGCGTCGGGCCTCGGCTTCAACATCAACAGCGCGGCGCTTCAGATCACGGGCTTCAACCAAAGCATCGTGCGGGTGGGCGCTAAGTACGTCGGGCAGGGCATCACGCAGTTTGCGACCAGCCCGTTTGACTCGGCGAAGATGGTGTCCGAGAAGAGCCAGTTCATGGCCGAGCGCGGCCGCACGCAGTTCCGCGAGATCAACGAGATCAAGAACCGTGTACGCGGACAGACAGAGATTTCGCGGCGGGTGTTCGCCGGCACCTACTTCCTGATGATGAACATGCAGCGGTCAGTGGACATCCCGACCTGGCTCGGCGCGTACCAGAAAGCGCTCGACGCCGGGAAGAACGATGCCACGGCCGTGGCGCTCGCCGACCAGGCGGTGCGCGATTCGCAGGGCAGTGGCCTCGTCTCGGACCTTGCGGCTGTCGAGCGCGGCGGGCCGGCCATGAAGCTGTTCACGGTGTTCTATTCGTACATGAACACGGTCTACAACATGGCCGCCGTGCAGACGATGACGGCACGCGGAAAGGGCAAGCTGGCCGCCGACTATGCGATGCTGTTCGTGGTCCCGGTCGTGCTCGGCTACGCGATCAAGAGCCTGCTCCAGCCGAACACGGATGACGAGGAGTTCGATCCCGAGGCGCTGGCACGCAAGCTCGCCGCCGAGGAGCTGTCGTACATGATGGGCACCATGATCATCGCACGCGAGTTTGGAGGCGCCGCGCAGCTCCTGACGGGCGCGGAAGGCGTCCGCATGGGCTACGGCGGCCCTGCCGGCCTGCGCGCCATCGGAGAGGTGTACGGCCTTGCCACGCAGGCTGGACAACTTGAGTTCGACCGCGCCTTCCGCCGCTCTGCGGTCAACACGCTCGGTGCGTTTACCGGGCTGCCGGCGGCGCAGATCAACCGCACCATCGATGGCATCGAGGCGGTGGTCGAGGGCGAGGTCGAGGGCGTCGGCGCGGTGGTCGCGCCGCTCACCGGGGTGCAGCGTTAGTACCCGTAACCGTACCCGTGATTCATAGGCTGAACCAAGAGGCGATGCATCCATGACCATCAGCAGCACGACGAGAATCGCCGGCCCGTTCGTGGGCAACGGCACCGCCTCGGCCTTCCCCTTCACGTTCAAGGTCTTCGCCGCGGGCGACCTGGACGTCGTGCGGCTCAACTCGTCCACGGGCGTGGAAACCACGCTCGTCCTCACGACCGACTACACGGTCGCGCTGAACATTGACCAGGACTCGAACCCGGGCGGGACGGTCACGCTGGTCGCCGGGCCGCTGGCGACCGGGTTCACGCTGACGATCACCTCAGACATCGCAAACCTCCAGCCGACCGACCTGACCAACCAGGGCGGGTTCTACCCGGAGGTCATCACGGACTCGTTCGACCGGGCGACCATCCAGATCCAGCAGATGGCCGGGGACGTGTCGCGGTCGATCAAGGCGCCCATCTCGGACGGCAGCCCGGACATGGAGCTCCCGGCCGCCTCGGTGCGCGCCAACACGTTCCTGGCCTTCGACGCCAACGGCGTCCCGACCGTGCAGGCAGCGAGCTCGAGCGCGGCACCGACCTCGATCACCCGCCAAGTCTTCAGCGGCACGGGGTCGCAGACGGTGTTTACGCTGGCAAGCGACCCGGGCGGCGCAGGCAACTCGGCGCAGGTGTTCATCGGCGGCGTGTACCAGCAGCGAAACACGTACAGCATCCTCGGTACGACGCTGACGTTCAGCCAGGCGCCCGTGGCGGGGACGAACAACATCGAGTTCGTGAACTTCCTGATCGGCAGCGGCTCGAACGGCGTCGGCATCGTGACGCTGACCGGGGACGTGACCGGGTCCGGTACGGGCACGGTGCCGTCGACCATCGCGGCGAACTCGGTGACGCTCGCCAAGATGCAGCAGATCGGGACCGACACGCTGCTCGGCCGCGACAGTGCGGGCACCGGGAACGTCGAGCAGCTCACCGTGAGCGGCGGGATCGAATTTGCCGGCACTGGCATCCGTACAAGCGCGTTTACGGGCGACGTCACGAAGGTTGCGGGCGGAACGGCGACCACCATCGCCAATGGCGCCGTCACGATGGCGAAGATCAGCGCCACGGGCACCCCTGGCAGCGGCAACTTCCTGCGTGGCGATGGGTCGTGGCAGGCGGTGCCTGCGCTGACGGACGGCGACAAGGGTGACATCACCGTCAGCGGCTCTGGCGCCACCTGGACCATCGACAACAGTGTGGTGACGGTCGCCAAGATCAGTGCGACCGGGACGCCCGGAAGTGGCAACTTCCTTCGCGGTGACGGTTCGTGGTCCACGGCCACGGCCAGCATTGCCGATGGCGACAAGGGCGACATCACGGTTTCCTCGAGCGGCAGCGTCTGGACCATCGACAACGATGTCGTGACCTACGCCAAGATGCAGAACGTGTCCGCGACGGACAGGCTGCTCGGGCGCGACACGGCCGGCGCAGGAGACGTCGAGGAGCTGACGGTGGGCGGCGGGATCGAGTTCATGGGGTCCGGCATCCAGACCTCCGCATTCACCGGGGACGTGACGAAGTCTGCGGGCGGAACGAGCACGACCATCGCGAACGATGCCGTGACGTTCGCGAAGATGCAAAACATCACGACGGACCGCCTGCTCGGCCGGGACACCGCCAGCACCGGAGACGTCGAGGAGTTGACCGTCAGCGGAGGCATCGAGTTCACCGGGAGCGGCGGGCTCCAGACTTCTGCATTTACCGGGAACGTGACCAAGAGTGCGGGAGGCACGTCGCTGACCATCGCCAACGGCGTGGTGGCACCCGCCATGCTCACGACCGGCGGGCCGTCCTGGACTTCCGGAGGCGACGTGACCGTGACCGGGGACATCACCGTCACCGGGAACGACATCAAGTCGAGCAGCGCGACCGCCATCACGCTCTCAAGCACGGACGTCACAATCGCCGGCGACCTGACGGTCACGGGCAACGACATCAAGTCAAGCAGCGCCACCGCGATCACCATGTCCGGTGCGGACGTCACGGTGGCGGGCGACCTGACCGTGACGGGCAACGACATCAAGTCGAGCTCCGCGACTGCGATGAGCATGTCCGGCGCGGACGTGTCGATGCAGGGCAACACGTCGTTCAAGAACTACACCGAGGGCGTGGTCGCCATCGGCACGGTCGGTGCGACCCACACATTTGACCTGACAAACGGCACGGTGCAGACGGCCACGCTGACCTCCGGCACGGCGGCGACGTTCACGATGCCGACCGCGACGGCAGGCAAGTCGTTCGTGTTCTTCGTCAAGCAGCCCGCGTCCGGAAGCACGACCACGGCGACGTTCACGGGCGTGAAGTGGTCGGGCGGAACGGCGCCGACGATCACGGCCACGCTCGGGCGCCTGGACGTCATCTCGTTCTTCGCTGACGGAACGAACTGGTACGGATCGTTCATCCAGAACTTCACGCCCTGACCATGTTCGCCGCGACCAAGAGTTTCTTCGCCAAGGCACCGCCGAGCGGAGGTGGCACATATTCAGTCGAATATCTCTGCATCGCAGGCGGGGCAGGTGGATACGCGGGTGGTGGCGGAGCAGGCGGCTATCGCGCTGGAACATTGACCCTGACTGCTGGAAGCGGAGCCAAAACTGTCACCGTAGGCGGCGGCGGTGCGGGAGGAAACGGCAACGCAAACGGTTCCGACAGTGTTTTCGACAGCATCACATCCACGGGTGGCGGCAAAGGCGGCGGCTTCAGCGCTGGCGCGGGTTCAAATGGTGGATCAGGCGGTGGTGGCGGCTGGAGTGGCGACCTTGGATTCACATCCACCGGAGGCACCGGAACAAGCGGACAGGGCAACAACGGAGGAGGCAACGGAGGATTCTCCGGAACGAGTCCGTATCCGGCTGGAGGTGGTGGTGGAGCAGGAGGTGCGGGAGGCAATGCGACTGGAAATGCCACGCCGGGAGCAGCGGGTGCTGGCTCGGCTTCTTCAATTACGGGAAGCAGCGTGACTCGGGCAGTCGGTGGTGGTGGTGGTGTTTTGGTAGGCGGTACGGACGTCAATGGTGCTGCCAACACCGGAACTGGCGGCACACGATCCGGCTCCGGCGGCTCCGGCGTCGTGATCCTCCGCATGGCGACCGCCAACTACAGCGGCACGACCACGGGCAGCCCGACCGTAACCACCAGCGGCTCGGACACGATTTTGACCTTTACGTCTAGCGGATCCTATTCGGCATAAACCATGGCACACGCAGCAGAACTAGATGCCAACAACGTCGTGCTCCGCGTGATCGTCGTGTCCAACGACTTGGAGCCGAACGTCGAGCAGTGGTGCTCGGACACGTACGGTGGGTACTGGAAGCAGACCTCCTACAGCGGGAGCTTCCGGAAAAGTTTCGCTGGCATCGGCTACACCTACAACGCCGACCTCGACGCATTCATCCCGCCCAAGCCGTACCCGTCGTGGCTCCTGGACGATGCGACGTGCCAATGGCAGGCACCCGTCCCGATGCCGCAGGACGGACAGATGTACGTCTGGGACGAGTCCGCAGGCGAGTGGAAGCCCATTGAGATGATCGGAACCACGCCATGACCATGACCAAGCCAACGTCCGAACAGGTCACGTACAACAGTCCCGGCCTCAATGCCGTGAGCAGGACGCTCCTGTCCCGCGTCGGGGAAACGATCAGCGTCAAGGACTTTGGCGCAGTCGGGGACGGCGTTGCCGATGACACGGCGGCGATCCAGGCGGCCATTGACTGGGCGATGTACCGCAACCTGCCGTACAACACGTCACGCACCTGGAACGTCCCGTCCGTGTTCATCCCTGCCGGGCGCTACAAGATTTCCGACACCATCCATCTCGGTTACGGAGACACGTTTAGATCCGTTCACCTCCGCGGCGACGGCCGCATGTTTGTCGGGGAGCAGGGATTCGCCGGAACGACGCTTGTCCCGACGTTCAACGACAGGCCAGCAATCGCGGTCAGCGGCGGTCGAAGCAATTCCATCCAAGGGCTCTCGATCCGTGGGCTCAATCAAAGCTGGGTAATCAACAACAGGCTTGGTGATTTCACGACGCCACTTCTTGATGATCTCGTTGCCGCCAATTGGGTGAATTCGTCGTTCCCAGCATCCGCATCCAGCAGGTACGCGCCATACGCCGGAATCGCCATTGATCCATATGCCGGTCCTCGCCCGGCAGTGTCGTACCCGGATGTCAATTATCCGAGCTGGCTGAACTACACGACGCAGTACAACAGCCCGACTTACAGCAGCGACGTGACCATCCGCGACGTCGAAATCACTGGATTCGCGGTGGCGCTCGTTGTCCAGCCTTGCGATGCGGACGGAAACGGAGACTTCGTCAAGATTGAGAATGCGCTCGTCGGATACTGCCAGTACGGCGTGAGCATCGGCAACACGCAGGCACGCGATTGCTCGATCAACAACGTGAGCATGGCCCAGTGCTACTGCTTCGTCACGACGAGCGTGCACGGAAGGCAGAACGGAAAGCCTGGGATCGACTGCCGCAACTCGTCGTTCAACTTCGGGATCTACGGTGCCATCATCCCGAACATGGCGTTCGGCGGCAACATCGCATTCAGGAACATGTATGCGGAATGCCTGTACTCCATCGGATTGTTCGGTGGAAGTGGAGGCGCAAGACAGCAGAACGTCCTGTTTAGCGAATGCGAGTTCGGCTTCCAGTCGTGGAGATATCGTGGCATCTCATCGGAGATCATTAGTGCCGGATGCCCGATCACGTTCGACGGATGCACGTTTTCCACCTATGGTTTTAGCCCATCGGCGGACATGCCGAACATCATCCGGCTGAATTGCGATGCCAGACAGACGTCCGTCAAGAACTGCTACCTGCTTGTCGGTGAGGAACCGACGAAGCTGTACGAGAAGCAGGCCATCAACTCGACGAACGGAATCGTGTTCAGCGGGCTTGGCACCAACCTCGTCGATTGGTCAATCCGCCAAAGCGGGCTGTATGACATGACCACCGGGAACGTGATTCCCGGAGCGAACACGATCTACCATTCTTCGCAGTTCAGTTTTTCCAGGCAGACGTGCATTCCAGTGTATGCAAAGCACCTGTACGGAGAAGATTGGGACTACGGCATCCCATTCCCGAGAACGCAAACACTTTTCGGGAAAACCACGATCACGTCCATTTCTCAGTCCGGACGCACCGTGACTGCGGACCTGACCGGGAACCGCACTGCGCTGTCGCTTGCCACCATCGGCGGCGACGTCGGGGACGTCATCGAGGACAGCACGACCGGGACCGTCTTCATCGTTTCATCCAGGACGGGAACGACCATTGAGATGGTGGCGCAGAACAATCTCGACACCAGCGGCAACCTAGCCGTGACGATCACGACGTCAAGCGGGAATTTCAGCTACCTCATGTGCCGGGCGTTCGCGCTTGCCAGCCTGCATTACGGAGACATTTCATCGTCATCCGCGACGATCTCGAATGTCGTTGGCGCGGACGGGTCGTCGCGAAGCGTCAACAGCGCAACGTTCGGCGTACAGGCGAACGACTATGCGATGACAGGGAACGGAAACGCAATCGGCGTTGCGTCTCCGACGAACTCGCTCATTTCCAGCGTCACGTCGAACTCCATCGTCCTGTCCGGAAACGCCAGGTACACGGCGACCCGAGAGCGGCTTACGTACTTCATCAAGCAGGCAACGGCGAACAACACATGATCGACACCGCACCATCCACGGAAGAATTTGCTGCCGACCTGGCGGCGGCGCTTGCCGGCACCGCATCAGAAGTCGGCTTCGCCATCCTATGCAACAACACGGACGCAGACGGCATCGCCGTGATCCAGAAGGGCATCCCGTACATGCAGTCGCTACGGTCCAGGCTCGAGGCGCTCGGGCACGGCAATGACATGTCGCACGTCGACGAGGTCGTGGCCAGGGCGCAGGCATTCCTTGCCGCGAACGGGAAGGCCGTGCCGTGAGCGCCGAACGCCATGACGAGCTGTTCCTCGCCATCGGCCGCCTCGAAGGCAAGGTCGATTCGCTCCTCGTCATGCAGCAGAATCAGAGCGACCAGCTCAAGGACCACGACCACAGGCTCCGCTCGCTTGAGCACTCACGCGGCTACATGCTCGGCTGGGCCGCAGCAATCGGCGCCTGCGTGAGCGTCGTGTCCACGTACATCATCCGCGCCGTCACCTGAAGGGAACGAATCAATGATCAAGAGCAATGGTGGAGTCTTCGGACGCAACCCGACCTTCCAGGACGTGACGGTCGACGGCAACCTGACCGTCAACGGTGACCTGGCGCTCGGGGATGACATCACGATAAACGACACGCTGCTGGTGAACGGGGTGGCGACGTTCAAGGGCGGCATCGTCTCGACCGGCACCGCAGCGGCTCCAACCAGCAACACCGTCATCGGCAGTGGGGCAGGTGCTGCGCTTCAGGCGGGTGCAACGAACAACACGCTGATTGGGCAAGGTACTGGCGCTGCGGTGACCACGGGCGATGACGTGGTGGCAATCGGGTTTGATGCCGCAAAACTCAATACCGCCAACGACACCACTGCCATCGGCTCCAGTGCGCTCGACGCGAACACCACTGGCGCTTCCAACACCGCCGTGGGCCGAAATGCGCTTGGGGCGAACACGACTGGGGCCAACAACACGGCAATCGGGTTTGGTGCGCTTGCTGCAAGCACGACGTATAACAACCACGTTGCGGTTGGCTATGGAGCCCTTTCGTCCAACAATGGCGGATCTGGTCATGTGGCAATCGGACTCAATGCCGCATTCCAAGTCACTGGAAACAACACATTCGTTGCGATTGGCGTTGATGCGTATGGTGCAGGAGGAGGAAACGACGCGGTCGCAATCGGATCCGCCGCAATGTATGGAAACACTGGTTCAACTCAATCCGTGGCTGTCGGCTCGCAGGCGGGTCGGTACCAAGGTTCTGGAAGCGATGTGATGACCGGGTCAACCGCAAGCGTCTTCCTCGGTCACAACACACGCGGCAACGGAAACTCGCAGTCCAATCAAATTGTCATTGGTGATTCGGCGGTCGGCAACGGCTCCAACACCACGACCATCGGCAACAGCAGCACCACGGGGACATACCTTGCTGGAACCGCGACCAGCATCCTCAGCGTTGCCGGAGACACCGTCAGAATCGTGAACGACAAGACGCCTGCGAATGCCGGAGCCGCAGGAACGGAAGGCGACATCTGCTGGGACGCCAATTACATCTACGTGTGCGTTGCGGCCAACACGTGGAAGCGGGTAGCCATCGCCACCTGGCCGTGATCGGAACGAACATGAACAATCAAGAACCCACATTCTCCCCCGAGCAGACCGCAGAACACCTCGCGGCGCTGCCCCACTCCGTTGCCGTCATCGACCGCCTCATCGAGGCCGACGAGCGCACGCCGGAGGCGCTGGACGAGATGGGCCGAAACGTGCGCCACATCGCCATCATGTGCGCCATGAAGCACATCAAGGATTCGGGCGCGGACCTCAAGCCGTTCACCGACGCCGCAGCCGCCGGCACCGCCTGGATGGCGGCCTGAAAGGAACACCATGTCAACCATCGCATCGGCCACCATCACCGCTCAGAACACCTGGACCACCCCGGTCAAGCTGATCGGCAACATCAACATCAGCGTCGCCCTCGCATCGGGCTCGGTCGGCTCGCTCGGCGGGACCACCGTCACCGTGCAGCGCTCGACCGACAACTCGACCTGGCGTGACGTCGACCGCTGGACGTCGACCGGCGAGGACGTCGGCTACGAGCCCGAGGCGCTGTGGTACCGCGCCGGCGTGAAGACGGGCGAGTACGCCAACAGCGTCGTGCTCCGCATCGGCCGCGAGGACGGCAGCATCGGGTATCCCCCCTGACCGTGCGCGGGCACGCAAGCCTGCTTGCCGCGGCGCTGCTCCTGGCCGGCTGCAACCCGGTCGCCAGGATCGCCAACAACGCCACGGCAATTCGTGGCGAGGCGCAGGCGCTCGTTGACTACGGCAAGGCCGCGGGCGACCCGGTGGTCGTGGACGGCGCCACGCGCATCCTGGGCCACGCGGACGCCATCCAGGCCGACATCCCCCACGTCGAGGCCAGGGTGCCGGCATGGCTCTCCACGCTGCACTGGTGGGGGATCGCGCTTGCGGTGGTGGCGGTCGCGTTCATCCTGTGGCAGAGCGGGGCGTTCACGGCCATCCGCATCGCCATCGGGTGGCTGCCCCGGAAGAAGGTCAGCCAGGCCGAGCTGGCCGTGGATATGCTCGATGAATCGCGGCCGGAAGGCGACCGCGAGCTCATAGCTGCAATGCGCGCACAGGACAGTGAGTTCGATGCAGCGTTCCGAAACGCGGCCAAGCGCCGCAAAGAGAAAGGAAAGACATGAGTCAGTTCCTCGGATCGGTCTGGTTCGGCGTCATGCTCGCGCTGGCGGGTTACCTCGTCGGCAACGTGCTGCCCATCGGCAAGCTGATGGACATGTTCAAGTCGAAGTGAAATGAAAAGCCCCGGCGGTGAGTGCGTCCTGCACGCCGCCGGGGCAAGCGGGGAGAAGAAGGTTCCCTAGCGTATCCGCAGGCTTGTGCCTCGCGGGAGCAGGGTGCAGCCGGGGACTGCCGTGCCGGCCTCGAGCGCGGCGCGGATCGCGTCCTTGTTCGGCTCGTGGCGCACGACCCTGAACTCGGACGGCAGGTCATCAACCGGGGCTTCGATGACGAGCGGCTGCTTGCCTCCATTCGCTGCAACGCTCAGTTTGAAGCGGACGCCGTCGATGCGGTGTTTGCCAAGGGCTTCCATCGCCTCCTTGAGCCGCCGCTTGAGGCGGTCGGCCACGGCCTCGTCGGCCTCGGCTAGGGCGCGGATGCGGGCGGCCTCGTCCTTGCGTGCCTTGGCGCGGAGCGCGAGCTCCTGGATGACGCTGGCGTAGGCCTCGGCCCTGTCCTCAAGCGCCGCGTCAAGGCCGGCGAGGTGCTCCTCGAGCGCCGCGTTCGCGTCGGCCTCGGTCTGCCCGCCCTCAAGCAGGGCGTCGATGATGTCGCTGATCTCGTTCTGGATTGCGTAGAGTGACATGGTGTTCCTCCGGGTATATGGTCAGAACGGGACGTGATCGTCGGCCGACACGGGCTCGGGCTTGCGCTCGACCGTGGACAGGACGCGCATGATGGTCAGGGCATTACCGACCCGGGCGATGTCGAGCCGCATCTCCTCGGACTTGTCCGCGAGCTGGGCGTACTCCGCGACCGTGGTGGCGAGCCAGGCGTTGCCGTGCTCCCCAGCGACCGAGATCGCGATGGGCTTGTCCTTGCGGCGCACGACCCGCAGGATGGCGAAGTTCCCCTCGTATTCGTCCGGGTAGGTGTCGGCGGGCTCGGCCTCAGCCTTCGCCACGGGCGCTGGGGCCGGGGCGGGCGCAGATGCCTCAGGAGCGGCCTTGCGCTTGCGGACGGGCTTGGGGGCCTCGACGGACACGGGCGCGTCCTGGGGCATCGTGGTGGCTTCCACGACCTCCGGGGCGGGCAGGGCGGCAACGGCCTGCACGGCGGGTGCGGCAGGCGGGTTGTCGGCCTGCGCCATCTCCTCGGGCGTATAGAGCCCGGACAGTTCGGCAGGGAACGCCTTGCGGAGGGCGAGCGCCTCGGCGCACTTGGCGATCATCACGGTCGGCATCTTGCCCCACATCCCGGTCAAGTAGCCGTCCTTCGACCGCTGCGCGTACTCGCGGAACAGGGCGATAGCCGTGACGGCCTCGACGAATCCCTTGCGGTACACGCCCACGCGGGCGGCCGCCGGCGGCTCCTCGTTCAGCCACACGTCCACCCAGCGCCCGTCCGTGCCGCAGTAGGCCACGGCCGTCTGCCCCGCGTACTCACCGCTGCGCTGCGCGACCAGGCGGAACCCATCGATGCTGACCTGCGTCTGCATGACCTCGCGGCCAGCCTTGCGGTCGTAGCGGCGCACGGCGTAGATCTGCCGTGCGAACGGGTCGAGCCCGGTGCGCTCGCAGATGTTGAAGAACAGGTCCAGCTCGTCGCGGCTCGCTCCGTTGCAGAGCGTCCGTGCGAGCAGCTCGCGCTTCTCGTCATCCAAGCGTGCCAATGCACTCATGTGAATCTCCTTCGCTTGCGCGGGTCGCCGCGCTCGGCCGGGGGCAACGCGCCACCGACAGGATCAGTATACGCCCCACTACATCGGCGTCAAGCCCACACTTTCACCAGCGTTTCGGCGGTTTCGCCCCATTCCTTGCTGGCCGCCAGCATCGCCACCTGGCCGTCATCCACGTACACGACCCCGGTCATCGCGTCCAAGGCAGCTCTGCAGAGCTTGTCCAGGTCCGGCCGCGTGGGTGCCAAGGGCAGCGCCGGCCTGAGCAGGCCACGCGAGGTGAAGTGCGACTTCGGGCGCGGGAACCGGAAGCACAACTCGACCGCCACCGCCCCGGTCGCCGGCGGCTCGGTCCACGCCTCGCGTGCCACCAGCGCGAACACCGCCCGGTAGGGCTTGACCTTGGCGCTTGACTCGAGCAGCACGACACGCCCGTTCCTGAGCAACGCACGCTTGGAACCCTGGGGGGCTGCGAATCCCGGCACGGTGAATTCAATCATTGCGGACCCTGTGGTTGGATGCTGCCAGCACTTGGCGGTTCACCTGTCGTATCAATTTCGCCATCTCCTGCCGCAGGTACACGACCTCCTGCATGAGTTCAATCGTGAGCGGATCGTCCGTGCCGCTCTCCCGCACGCGGTCCACTACGTCTTCGTCCCGTTCCCCTCGCCCCGCAAGCATGGTCAGCCGCTGCCTTCGTAGAGGATGCGCTCGATGCGGGCCGGCAGGATGTTGCGGAGCTTCCGCACCTCGTCGCGCAGGACGCGGATGTGCCGCGCCGCCTCGCGGCGTTCAAGGTTCGCCATCTCGCCCATGCCCGGCCAGTAGATGTCAAGGCGCTCAAGGATGTCGCGCTCCTGGTGCTCATCGCCAGGGTCGATCACTTGTTGGCCTCCTTTCGGCCGCTAGTGTCGGCGCGTGTTCGGCTGATGCGGCTGAGTAGTCGGTAGGCCTCGGCGTTGCACCTGTCGCAATCCTCGGGCTTGCCGTGGGAGTGCGGGGGAAGCTCCTTGAGGGTTGACGCGACCCAGCGTCCGTTTCTCCAAAGCATGATCGGGTCGTGGTTCATGGTCTGATTGGTCCGAAGCAGTCCCAGCCGCGCTCCTCGGCAACCACTCTTGGATCAACCGGAATCCATTTTGTCAACCCATCAAGTTCGTTGCGAACCCATTCCTCAACCGTGCATGTCCGACACGCAGATTCCACGCGGCACAATGACCGCCTCGCCTCATCGCGCTCGGCGCGGAGGCGAATGATCTCGTCAGCGGCATCGCGCAGGATCATCGGCTGCTTGATCGTCATAGAACCATCCCAGTCCTTGTCTGGTTGACTGCACCCACACGAACAACGGAAGTAACTGCCTTTGTCCTTCAGCGGTTCTCCGCATTGCCATCCGAATCCGTCGATCTCAAGCATTCGCGTGACGATGTCGCTGGTACTCATCGCTTCTCCTCGTTTGAAGTTACCCCCGCGCCGTGTTGGAAACCACGATGAGGTGGCACGGCGCGGGGGCTTTCCGGCAACGCGCCGGAGGGTGTCTGTGGCTCGCGGTCGATCTCGCGCAGCAGGGCGTTGATCGACTCGAGCGCCTGGTCCGGGTCGTGCTTGAACCCGGCGGCCAGCGCGGCCGAAAGCTGCCGCAGCGGGGCGGCGGCAGCGCGGATCTGCCCGATGCGCGCACGCAGCAGCATGATCGTCAGGCCGCGCTCGTTGAGCGCGTGCTCGTACCAAGTTGGGTCACTCATCGTCGCGCTCCCTCAGGATTCGCACGGTCTTCGGGGCGCGCACGACGAGCGTGACCTTGCCCACGTTGGACGGCGTCGGGGCAACGGCGGCGACGGCACGGCCATCCTCGTCCACGATCACGACCGACTGGCCATGGCGCAGGGTGACGGCGACGTTGCCGGCGTTCGGGATGTCACGCATGGTCAGCCTCCCACTTTGCGATTTGCTCCCCTATCCAAGCCATGCAGTTGCAGGCCATGCTGTTGCCGAGCGCCTTGTATCGCGGCCCGTCCGGGCATTCCTCGGCAGGCTTCTTCCGCCACGGGATCAGCGTCCAGTTGTCCGGGAAGCCCTGGAGTCTCTCGCACTCAACCGGGGTCAGCCGGCGGACGGTCATGGCTTGAGCCACCGCTGGCGGCGAAGGAATGCCGAGCCCACTTCCCACCTTCACGGCGGGGGACACCTCGGGATGTTGGTTGACTCCGTGGGTCCCGCCCGTGCTGTAGAAGGCGTGAGCCACCGCCACGTTGATCGCATCGCTTCTTCCACCGCCACCCGGATTCGTCAGGGCTGGCGTTACGCCGTCTGCCATGATCTCCGGCATCTTGATGCCATCGCGAGTGCGGTTGGCAAACGCCACCGCCACCGTGGTCGCCCGCGTGTCGCCTTGGTCAAACAGCGAGAGCGTCGGGTTGACCTGGCCCTGCACCCAAGTTTCGTCATCAGTCACAGACTGCGCCCGCTTGGCCTTGGTGAAAGGGACGGGCTGAGGAACGAGGTTCGCGCAGTTCTGCGAGAAGATTTCTTGGTTGCTGTACCCAGGCGCTCCACTTCCCGTGGATGACTGGGCCAAAGTCCCGGCACAGTCAGCAGGCCACGCGGTCGGCTGCGCCAAGAACAATCCACACGCATTCCCGGCAGGACCACCGGACCCCTTCGACCACTTGCTGGTCACCGTGTCTGCACAGTCGGGCTGACTTCCCCCATAGAAACCGACTTGAGCGCCGCCTTCAGCATCGGAGGCAGCGCCTTTCCGCGCCTTTCCGCCCGCCTCAAGATGCCGCTGCAAGCCTTCGCGGACAGCGAGTACCTCGGCGGCAGCGGTCCAGTCTCCAGCACCTCGCTCAAGGAGGCGACCGACGACGAACACCCGGCGGCGGCGCTGCGGGACGGCTCGGGGCCATCGCCCCACTCGCACGTATTGAGCGTCCAGGACTCGGTACGCGAACCCATACCCGAGTTCCCCCAGCGCCCCGAGGAAGGTGCCAAAGTCCCGTCCTCCGTTCGAGGACAGAACACCGGGGACATTTTCCCAGACAATCCACCGAGGTCGGAGCCGAGCAGCGATTGCCAAGTAGGTGAGCATGAGGCTCCCTCGCGGATCTGCGAGTCCTTGCCGCAACCCCGCGACTGAATATGACTGGCATGGCGTTCCGCCCACGAGAAGGTCAATTGATCCGGGTTGAAGGGGCCATTGCTCATGCTTCGTCATGTCTCCGAAATTGGGAACGTTGGGATAGTGGTGCGCGAGTACCGCGCTTGGGAATGGTTCAATCTCGCTGAAGCCCACGGGCGTCCAGCCAAGATGGTGCCACGCAACGCTCGCGGCCTCAATGCCCGAGCATATGGAGAGGTATCTCATGCCTTCGCCTTCGCGCCCTGTCGCTCGAGCTCGTCGCGAAGCGCGCCGCCCTCGGCGATGGCGATGACCTCAGGCATCGGGAAATCGTTCGGCACGTCGTGCGGCGTGTTGATCGCCGTGCCGTCAAGCCGGATCTCGAGCAAGTCCCAGGACTTCAGGCGCCAGTAGCGCGTCCGCACGCTGCCGTGCTGGTGGAAGCGTTCGTTCTCGTCCTCGACCCACTTGGCATCAACGAGCACCGATACGTCGTTGCTGCCGAGGTATTCGGCGAGGGTGCGATTGGTGCGGGCGTAGTCGGACGTGAGCGGAACGACGTGGTCTACGTGCAGGATCATGCGAGCCTCCATACCCGAATCAGGCGACCGTGTGTGGACGGGCGGCGGCTTGCGACCACCTCGCCCGTCCATGCGAACTTGCCGTCGAACACGCTGCCAGCGGCGTTTCCTAGGTCAGCGTAGTCAAGGCCGTTCTCGGCCATGAGCGCCGCGACCTCGTCGGCGGTGACGGTGTTCCCGTTGCGTGCGATGAACGCGGCAAAGCCGCGTGCGGCGGCGAGGAGTTCATGCCGGCGGTCGGCGGCCAGGGCCTTGCCGATGACCTTTCGCCGTTCGGCCTCTGCGGTGTCGAACAGGTTCATCGGAACCTCCTCGTCCGCAGCTTGCGTGGATCCAGAATTCCAACGTCGAGCACGGTGTAACCGATCCCATCCCGGTGCTCGACCACCACGCCGAACAGGTCGTATGCGCGGTCGATGATGTTGTTCACGGTGCGAGGCGTGACGTCCCAGCGGTGGGCCAGTTCCTTGCGTGTCATCGGGTCGGACCGGCAGATGGTGACCATGTCCAGGATCCGGTCGACGAGGGTTTCGGTGTCCTGCCTCACAGTTCCACCTCCGTCTTGGCGTGGACGGCGAGGAAGTCCTTCTCGGCCTGCTGGAGCCACAGGATGGAGGCGTCGAATTCGTGCTCGGCGTCGAGGTTGCTCTGGGCGACGGCGCGGCTGGCCGCGATGACCTCGGCGCTCACCGAGTCCCCCAGTTCCATCGCTGCCGCGAGAAGCACGTTGTCGTACTTGCTGCGAGTTTCTTGGCGAATCGTGATGTGGTTCGTGACGGTGTCCCTGACCTTCATGGCAGTTCTCCGGTGTTGTGCGCCGAGCAACGCGCTCGGATGCGGGGTGTATACATCGGGCTATATCGGCGGCGCAAGGGGGTTGCGTTAGAAATTCCGGCAAGAATTTCTTACGGCGTGAAATCGCTGGGAAAGTGCGTAAGTTGAGCGGCGCATGGTGTCGATGACGCAGCACCAGCCAGGATCGTTCACCGTCGAGATGTCGCATGATGGGGATGGATCGAGCCCGTCGCAGGACTGGAGCCAGGAATATCTCCTGATCTCCGACGCGCACATCGACAACGCCCACGCGGATCGGCAGATGTTCGAGCGGCACATGCGCCAGTGCCGGGAGCGCGGGGCGAAGTGGCTTTCAAACGGTGACTTCCTGTGCCTGATGCAGGGAAAGTGGGACCCGCGCTCGGATACCTCGGCCTGCCGGCCCGAGCACCAGGATGGGCGCTATCTCGATGCCGTCATCAACACGACCGCCGATTACCTCGCGCCGTGGGCAGACATGGCGCTTTTGTTCGCGCCCGGAAACCACGAAACCGCGATCCGCAAGCGGCATCAGACGGACATGAACGAGCGCCTGGTCGAGGCGCTGAAGGTCCGGAACAAGGACTGCCGTGCATATGCAGGCAGTTATGCAAACTGGGTCCGGTTCCTCGTCCGCAAGAAGGGACAGCGCCAGCTCGTCGCCGGCAGCGTCGTGATGTACATGCACCACGGTTACGGCGGCGGCGGCCCGGTCACCCGTGGCACCATCCAGACGGCGCGCATGGCCGTCTATCTGCCGGACGCCGACCTGATCTGGACGGGCCACACCCACGACGAATGGATCATGCCGATCCAGCGGGCGAGGCTGTCGCTCCACGGCAGGCCGTACCTCGACCGCGTCCTGCATGTCAGGAGCCCCGGCTACAAGGACGAGTTCAGCGAGGGCAACGGATGGGCCGTCGAGAAGGGCATGCCGCCCAAGCCAAAGGGCGCGTTGTGGCTCAGGTTCTGGATGGAATGCGCCCGCAGGAACGGGGTCGCGACCCGTACCCTGCGCTTCGAGGTCCGTGAAGCGCAGTAACTGACCGTCTGAGAAGGACAGATCCAGGAGCATCCATGCCGACGCCAGCGAAGGGCAAGCGATTCGTGAAGGTGGTGAAGAACCCGAAGACCGGGCGCAGCAACAAGGTGAGCTACGGCCAGGCCGGGAAGGCCAAGGGCGGCGGCGACCGCATCAAGCCTGGCACCGCCAAGGGCGATGCGTACTGCGCCCGCAGCTGGGGGCAGATGCAGCGCAGCTCGGCGGCGGCGAAGAACCCCAACAGCCCGCTGCGCCTGTCACGCGCAAAGTGGAAGTGCAGCGGCAAGACCTCGAGGAGCTGAACATGGCAAAGAAAGCAGCGAAGCGCGGCCTGTACGCGAACATCAACGCACGGCGCAGGGCCGGCACCAGCCGACCGAAGTCGAAGTCCACGGTGAGCCCATCGGCATACCGTGCGATGAAGCGCGGGTTCAAGTGATCCGGCCATGAGGGTCCGGCTCGGCGGCAAGTACTGGACGCTCAGGTTCAGCCCGAACCTGGCCGACTACGGCAACATGGTCGACCCGGGCCATGCCGCAGGCCGCGTGCTGCGGATCGCCACGTGGCAGTCCGAGGAGGATCGTTTGGACACGACCCTCCACGAAGCCATACATTGCTGCCGACCGGAATTGGACGAAAAAGCCGTCACCGACTTGGCGAACGACCTGTCTCGCCTGTTGTGGAAACTCCAGTACAGGCGCGAAGCCTGACCCAAGCCGTATCCGCAAATCAATGACAGGCGTCGATTTCCGCTTACGTGATGGCTTCCGTTTGCAGAAACGCATACAAACTGGTTAACCAACGGCAATCGTCAGTCACGCCAGTACACCTCGTCGCCCCGGCGGTAGTTCTTGAAGTCGCGCTCGCCCTTGACGTACGAGGTGAAGTGCGAGTCGATGTACTGCACGTAGTTGTTCGGCAGCAGCATGAACCAGCCCGAACTCGTCTCGATGAGGTTCAGGGGCTTGTGCTCCTGCGGGTAGCGGCTGAAGCCGTCCGCCCAGTCGAACACGATCCCGGTGTGCCGGCCCGTGAATCCGGGCCTCTCGCCCAATGCGGTCTTCTGGGAAACGCCCATGCACGGCAGGCCCTCGAGGTAGTTGAGGTGCACGGCCTCGAGGTGCTCGCCCATGCCGCCCCAAGGAACGAGCTCGCGTGATCCGCCGCCGGCGACCGCCTGCGGGTGGAACGCGGTGGTCATTGACATGAGGTGCAGCGGGATGCCGCACCAGTGCGCGCCCGTCTCGAGCAGGACGTGCGCGAGGAGCTCCTGCCCCGGCCGACAGTACGCCGCGTGCCAGATGCCGCGTGTCGTGCCCTCGGGCATGTTCGGCCCGAGCGCGAGGTTGTGTATCTGCACGTAGAGGTGAAACGGAAGATTTGCGTGGCGGGGCATTTGCGTAGGTATACTCTCGGTGCGGAGGGGTGAGTCTGAGGTGGCTTCGGCGCCAAACACTCACAGGGGCATCGGCAGAAAGGCCGCGAGGCACGGCCCGGTGCAGCGCAACCCTTGGTGTAGCAAACGCATTCCGCCGTAGGGCAGGCCAGGCTAAGACCTGGCGCTGCCCACCTGCCTACCAAACTAGTCATGTGACAAAGTGATGATACTTGACGGCAAGTGTCAACGTCTCGTCACACGTGAATCGGTCGTATGTGACCAGAAACGAAACGCGGCCCGGGACTTTCGTCGACCAGGCCGCGCTTCCGGGGGTTCAGTCAGGTCGCGCCGCGCTCGGCGGCGACTTGCCGCTCTGCCTCGTCAGAGAGGCGCGCCTGACGCGGGAACCATACCCCGGAAACAGAACGACCGCAAGCGTGCTTGCGGCCGTCTGCAAATTTCGCTTGCATGCCCCGAGAGATCGGTATCATGCAGCCAGCTAATCCAATCCGGTCGCATTGTACCGCAGGTGCCTTCAGGGGCAACAATGCCGCACGCAGCTCCCGGCGCGGTAGGGGAGCATGGATGTAGACGCAGGGCATGACCCTATCCTGCGCCGCCCGAAAGGGCGCGCTCCCCGACGATGGCAGCGGCTGGCAGTCCTCCAGCGAAATGGTGAAAATCGTCGCTACAACCGACAGCGCGGCTCCGCGTGGGCTGATCGTGGTGGCCCCCTCGCGGGGTCACGCCCTCTGCGCTCACCACGTGAACTGAAATCCGTGGTTCGGGGGGCGCGAAGCGCCCCGCAGAGTCCTGAGCGAAGCGAAGGACGGATCGGAATGATCCCTCCCCTGTCGCCGGCGCACCCCAGGCGCCGCGAGTGGAGCGGAGCGGAGCCATAGGCGAAGCGCAGCGGAGCGCAGCGAGCGGCGTCCTGAAAAACCATCGTTTCATTGCGAGACGCGAAACGAAACGAACGCTCTGTAGCATCGCCCGCATGGCGGGAAGGCGTCGACCGAAGCACAATCCCATCCTCCTAGCGCAGTTCGATGACTGCCTCCTCGGGATCATGTACCCCCGCCCAGACGAGGAGAACTGCATACCCGTCGCCGTATACAGCGCCGAGATGATCGCCGCACGCCTGCGCGACAACGAGAACATGTCGATGGCCGAGGCACGCTGCTTCGTCACCGACCGCATCGAGCAGAACTACCTCGGCCCAGGCACCCCGCGAATCATCTGGCCGGCAACCGCCGAGGATTTCGGGGAAGTCATCACCGGGAAGTGATATACTGCGGGCAATGAATATCGGCTCGTATGAGGATTTCAAGCAGGCGATCACGCAAGCCGTGACCGATGGCGGCACCACGCGCAGCGCCCTCGCACGCCGCCTCGAGGCCAAGGGCGCACTCCGCGCACATACCGTGCAGTGCCTCTTGTCCAATGCCCCCGTAATCGGGCGCAGACGCCCCACGTTCGATTCCGTGCTCAAGATCGCCCACGAGGCCGGATTCGACCTCCGGCTCGTCCTGAAGGATTCCTGACCATGCCAAGCAAGTCACCAGCCCAACGCCGTCTGATGGCCGCCGCCGCCCATTCCCGCGCCTTCGCCAAGAAGGTCGGCGTCCCCATGAAGGTCGCCAAGAAGTTCAACCGCGCCGACGTCCGCGCAAAGGGCAAGCGGAAGAAGTGACCACCCTCGTCGCCTACGACGACAACGGCCGCCGCGTCGGCCAGACGCACCACAATGCCACGATCACGGACGAAACCGTCACCCTCATCCGCGTGCTCCACGAAGACCGTGGATGGGGCTATCGTCGCATCGCCAAGCACCTCGCCCTCCGCTGGCAGACGGTCGCGAAGATCGCCCGCTACCAGCGCCGCTCCGCAGTCCCCACCGCCTGGCGGCGACCTCGTCGTGCGCCGGAAGGTCGGGCGGCCGCTGGGAACGACGGTCCCCGTCCCGCAGGACAAGGCTGACTCCCTCGTCAAGTGGATCTCCGAAGGCCGGCCCCTGCGCGAATGGTGCAGGATTGACGGAAACCCGCACTTCACGGCGGTTTACGACTGGATGGACAAGGACCCGGATTTCGCCCTACGCATCGCACGCGCACGCGAAGATGGGCACGACATCATCGCCGACCAGTGCATGGCGCTGTCGGACATCCAGCCGCTTGACCAGGTCGAGGTGGCGTGGCGTCGGCTCCAGGTCGATACCCGCCTGAAGCTCCTCGCCAAGTGGAACCCGAAGAAGTACGGCGACCGCCAGCACCTTGACCATGGCGGGAACATCGTCCTGAACGTCATTACTGGCGTCCCGGATGCCTGAGACGATCCGGCTCGGCTACGAGCCCAGGGCGTGGCAGCGCAAGTGCCACCTCGAGCGCCGCCGCTTCACCGTCCTCGCCCTGCACCGCCGCGCTGGCAAGACCGAGCTCGCGCTCATGGAGCTCATGCACCGGGCGGTGAAGTTCACCGACGAACTGGGGTTCTTCGTATACGTCGCCCCGTTCCTGAAGCAGGCAAAGGCCATCGCCTGGGCGCGCCTGAAGCAGAAGCTCGACCCGTTCATCCGCTCGGCCGCCGTCGAGATCAACGAGGCCGACCTGGCCGTGACGTTCAAGCACAACAAGGCCACGATCCGCCTGTTCGGCGGCGACAACCCTGACGCACTCCGCGGCGTTCGACTCGACGGCTGCGTCATCGACGAGGTCGCGCAGATTAAGCCCGAGGTCTGGAACGACATCCTCCAGCCCGCCCTCTCCGACCGCAAGGGATGGGCCATGTTCATCGGCACGCCCGCCGGGATCAACCTGTTCAGCGAGCTGTTCTACCGGGCTGGCTCCCTGCCCGACTGGTATGCGGCGAGGTACACGGTCCACGACACGGACGCTCTCGACGCCGAGGAGGTCGCACGACTCCAGCGCGACATGCCCGAGCAGGCGTTCGCACGCGAGTACCTCTGCGACTTCAGCGCCGCCGGCGATGACCAGCTCATCAGCCTCTCGGAGGCAGACGCCGCCGCCAGCCGCCGCTACCCGGACGGGGACGTCCTCGAGTTCCCGCTGGTGATCGGCGTCGACCCGGCCCGCTTCGGGGATGACCGCAGCGTCATCGTCCTGCGCCAGGGCTTGCGCATGGAAGACCCCGTCATCCGGCAGGGGATCGACAACATGAACCTCGCGGCCATCGTCGCCAGCATCATCGAGGACCGCGACCCGGACGCCGTGTTCATCGACGCAGGCGCCGGCTCGGGTGTCATCGACCGCCTGCGACAGCTCGGCTACGAGGTCACCGAGGTGCCATTCGGCGGCAAGGCCACGTTCCCCAACCTGTTCGTGAACAAGCGCACCGAGATGTGGTGGGCCGTCAAGGAATGGCTCGAGAACGGCGGCAGCATCCCGCAGGACACCACCCTCAAGCAGGAGCTGTCGACCCCGATGTACTGGTACGACGCGGTCGGCAAGCGCGTCTTAGAGTCGAAGGATGACATCAAGAAGCGGCTTCAGGGCGGCGGCAGCCCGGACATCGCGGACGCGCTCGCGCTCACCTTCGCCTACCCGGTCGCCAAGATGCTGCCTCGCGAGGTGCGCGAGCGGCTCGACCCAAAGCCCAAGGACTACGACCCGTACGCAGAGATGCGGTGAGTACCCGTAACCGATGATGGGAGGAATACAGTCATGCCCGTAAGGCTCGCGACTGCGGACGATCTCGACGTGATCGCCGCGATGGGACAACGGTTCTTCGCAGGCACCCGCTATGCAGCAGCACTTTCGCCAAGCCACGAGGACATGCGAGCCGCCATCGGCGCTGTCTTCGAGCATGGTCGTGTGTGGGTGGCGGAGATTGAAGGCGTTCCTCGCGGCTTCCTGGCGGCAATTCTCCAGCCAGTCTGGTTCAGCCCCGGCGCCCGCGTTGCCCTCGAGACGTCGTGGTGGATGGACGAAGATGTCCGAGGACGAGTTGAAGGCGTGCGGATGCTGGCAGAATTCGAGCGTTGGGCCAAGGAAGAAGGCGCGAAAGCCATCTGCATGTCGGACATCGTCCTCGAAGGGGAAAGCGCGGCGGAGCGCATCCTGACGAGGCTCGGGTACCGGATCACCGAACGGACGTTCACGAAAGGACTGTGATGGAAGGACACTCGCTCCGACGCCAGCGCGACCTGACCGCCCGCCACGAGCGGCGGTTCATCATCTCGGCCATCGGCAGCGCGCTCGGCGCCATCGGCGCCGGCCTCGGCGCTGCGGCAGGCGCGGCCGGACTCGCGGGCGGCACCGCCGGCGGCCTGGGCGCGGCCATTGGGTCGGCGCTCCCAGCCATCGGCGCGGCCACTGCGGCTGCCGGCACGGGCTACGCGATCTCCGCAGGCGAGAGCGGCAAGAAGGCCCAGCAGCAGGCGATGACCGAGCAGCGCACCGCGCAGCAGGCAGCCGCCGCGCAGGCACGAAGCCAGCAGCGTCAGTCGCAGCAGGCGATGGCCGCTGCCACCCGCGCACAGCCGGACGTCGCAGGCATCATGCAGCAGGCGGGCGCCGAGGGCGGCCCGACCACGACCATGCTCACCGGGCCGATGGGCGTCAACCCGCAGGACCTCCAGCTGGGGCGCCAGACGCTCCTCGGAGGCTGAGTGAGCCAGTACGTCGGCGACGGCCAGAGCTACGAGGACGCACCCACGCGGGACAAGCTGTTCACCCGCTGGGGACAGCTCAAGAGCGAGCGTGCGTCCTGGTACGCCCATTGGCAGGAACTGACCTCCTACATCCTGCCGCGCAACGGCCGCTACTTCCGCCAGGACCGCGACAAGGGCTGGCGCCGGCACAACAACATCTACGACAACACCGGGACGCGTGCGCTCCGCACGCTCGGCGCCGGCATGATGTCGGGCGCCACGAGCCCGGCCCGCCAGTGGTTCCGGCTCGCCACGCCTGACCCGGAACTGAACTCCTTCGACCCGGTCAAGTTGTGGCTCGATGACGTCACCAAGCGCATGCAGCGCGTGTTCCAGAAGTCGAACACCTACCGCTCGCTGCACATGATGTACGAGGAACTCGGCACCTTCGGCACCGCAGCGTCCATCGTGCTCCCGGACTACGAGCAGGTCATCCACCACTACCCGCTGACCTGCGGCGAGTACTGCATCTCGACCGACGCCAAGGGCCGAGTCTGCACGCTCTACCGCGAGTTCGACATGACGGTGTCGCAGATCGTCAAGGAGTTCGGCCTCGAGAACTGCTCCGTCACCGTGCGGAACATGTATTCGAACGGCACCCTCGACCAGTGGGTGCCCGTGATCCACGCCATCGAGCCGCGTGCAGACCGCGACATGGGCAAGCGCGACTCGCGCAACATGCCCTTCGGGTCGTGGTACTTCGAGGTCGGCGGCGAGGACGGCAAGTTCCTGCGCGAGAGCGGATTCATGCAGTTCCCGGCGCTCGTCCCCCGCTGGGCCGTGGTCGGCGGCGACATCTACGGGCACAGCCCAGGCATGGAGGCGCTCGGCGACGTCAAGCAGCTCCAGCACGAGCAACTCCGCAAGGCGCAGGCCATCGACTACCAGACGAAGCCGCCCTTGCAGGTGCCGGCGTCAATGAAGAACCGCGACATCGAGATGCTCCCGGGCGGGATCTCCTACTACGACGGCGCGGCCAACAACGGGATCAAGACCGCGTTCGAGGTGAACCTCAACCTCCAGTACCTCCTGAACGACATCATGGACTGCCGCGAGCGCGTGCGGGGCGCGTTCTACGCGGACCTGTTCCTGATGCTCGCCAACGCCGGCCCGAACACGCGGATGACCGCAACCGAGGTCGCAGAGCGCCACGAGGAGAAGCTCATCATGCTCGGCCCCGTGCTCGAGCGCCTGCACAACGAGCTGCTCGCCCCGCTCGTCGACACGACCTTCACCCGCATGGTGCAGGCCGGGATCGTCCCGCCTGCGCCGCAGGAATTGCAGGGAATGGACCTGAACATCGAGTTCGTGTCCATGCTGGCGCAGGCGCAGCGCGCCATCGGAACGAACGCCGTCGACCGCTTCGTCGGGAACCTCGGCGCCATCGCGCAGATGAAGCCCGACATCCTCGACAAGTTCGACCAGGATGAGTGGGCCGACGTGTATGCCGACATGCTCGGCATCGACCCGGCCCTCATCATCGCGGACAAGGACGTCGCGCTCATCCGCCAGGCGCGGGCGCAGGCGATGGCCGCGAAGGAGCAGGCGGCCGTCATGCAGCAGCAGTCGCAGACGGTCAAGAACATGGCGCAGTCGCCGACAGGCGGCGACAACGCCCTCACCGACATCACGAACATGTTCTCGGGGTATGGCTCCCCGAGCGCACTGGAGGTCTGAACATGGCACGGCTCAAGAACCCGAATTCCCCCTGGCTCTACGATAACGTGACCGGAGACATCGTCGGCGTCAAGGACGAGGATGGTGGCGAGAATTATTTCCAGATCATGCGGAACGAGCCGACCTACGCCGGCGCAACTGCCGCCGTGTCAATCGTCGCTCCTGCTGCGACGTTCACTACGTTGAGTTACGAGGACAGCAGCGGCAGCGTGCGTCTGACGAGCGCCGGCATCCATAGCCTGACTAACGCGGTTGCGCAGAACAAGCTCGTTCGCGTCACCTGGGCTGGCGGTACTGGCGTCAACGGCCTGTACACGGTCACCGATGTCAGCGCGGCTACTACGAAGATCACCATCAACTACCCGCACGCTGCTGGCCTCGGCACCCCGACCGTGACGGTTGTCGGCAATGACATCACTATGGTGTCGGCAACCATCCCGGCGAACGCGATCAAGCCCGGCATGGAACTTGAGATTGACGCGCTGTTTGCGATGACGGGAAGCGCCAACAACAAGATCCTCAAGGTCAACATCGGCGATGCCGGATGGTATTCGCAGACGGTTGCCGCATCGAACGTGAGCCTGTCCGTCGATAAGCAGGCGTGGGCGAACAGTGACACGACCCTGGTCTCGAACGCCCTTGCGGCACCCGGACACGGTGCGTCAACTGGCGCGAACGTCACCATGACCCCGACTGGCGGATTCGGGATCGCGCATACGTTCGCCATCACCGGGCAGATTGCGACCGCCAACGAGTTCATCACGCTCGAGGCGTGGAATCTCAAGATCACTAGCACGTGACAGTCCCCGTAACGGCATGACGCGGGGCTACATTCGCGTATGAGCAACAACTACGACCCCCTCGACCTGCGCGGGCAGGAGCGCGACCGAGCCGACAAGGAGCTCAGGGAGCGCCTGGACAGGCAGAACGAGGAGGCCGACGTGAAGTGGCTCATGTCGCAGAAGCGCGGCAGGCGCATGGCCTGGCGCATTCTCGACCACGCGGGTGTGTTCCGATCTACCTTCGCGGCCAACGCCATGCAGATGGCATTCGCGGAAGGGAACCGGAACGGCGGATTGAGGCTCCTCGGCCTCATCCACTCCGCGTGCCCCGAGCAGTACCACGTGATGATGAAGGAACACCAGGATGACGGAACCAACGATGATGGAAACAGCCGCGGCAATCACTGAAGCAGCTGCACCATCGACGGCCCCGGAAAGCGTGGCGGCGACGGCCGACAAGCTCTACGGGAACACGCAGAAGGCTCCCGCGACCCAGGACCGGCAAGCCGCCGATGCGGCCCCTGCCGGAAAGGAACCTGCGCCGGCCGCCGCCGAGGAGGCCAAGGCACCCGCCGAGGCACCCAAGGCGCCGGAAGCCTACGAGTTCAAGGCGCCCGAGGGTCGAGTGTTCGACTCGGAGGTCATGGCCTCGTACTCGCAGGTGGCAAAGGAACTGAACCTGTCGCAGGAGTCCGCGCAGCGCCTTCTCGACGCAGTCGGCCCAAAGATGGCCGAGCGCCAGATGGCGATGATCGAGGCCACACGCAACGGCTGGGCCGACAACTCCAAGTCCGACCGAGAGTTCGGCGGCGAGAAGCTGTCGGAGAACCTGGGCGTTGCAAAGAAGGCGCTCGATGCGTTCGGCACCACCGAACTCCGCACGCTGCTGAACGAAACCGGACTCGGAAACCACCCGGAGCTCATCCGGTTCATGTTCCGAGCCGGAAAGGCGATCAGCGAGGACCGCATGGTCACGGGCGCGGCCACGCAGGCCAAGGCCGGACCACGTTCCTTCGCCGACCTCGCCGAGGCTCTTTACTCAAACACCTAACCCAACAAGGGAACCACAGCAATGGCAACTCTCTCCACTTCCAACCTGACCCTCGCGGATTGGGCCAAGCGCACCGATCCCGAGGGCAACGTGCCCATCATCGCCGAGCTCCTGTCGCAGTCGAACGAGATCCTCGAGGACTGCGTCTTCAAGGAGGGCAACCTCCCGACCGGCGAGCGCGTCGTGATCCGCACCGGCCTGCCCCAGGTCTACTGGCGCGCCCTCAACCAGGGCATCCCGAACAGCAAGTCGACGACCGCCCAGGTCGACGAGGCCTGCGGCATCCTCGAGGCCCGCAGCGAGGTCGACAAGGACCTCGCCATGCTGAACGGCAACACCGCCCAGTTCCGCCTGTCGGAGGACACCGCCTTCCTCGAGGCGATGAACCAGACGATGGCGAGCACGATGTTCTACGGCAACCCGGCGACCGACCCGAAGCAGTTCCTCGGGCTGGCCCCGCGCTACTCGGCGCTGACGGGTTCCAACAACAGCGTCAACATCCTCAACGGCCTCGCCGGCGGCGGCTCGTACTCGGCCACCGCGAACACCTCGGTGTACCTGGTGGTCTGGGGCGACAACACCGTCTACTGCCCCTTCCCCAAGGGCTCGACGGCCGGCCTCATGCACGAGGACCTCGGCGAGCAGACCGTCTACAACTCGGACGGCACGCGGCTCCAGGCGTACTCCACGCGCTACCAGTGGAAGAACGGCCTGGTCG